CCATACTTTGCTGGACTTAGAGTATATTAAAATATAAAATAAAAAAATAGGGGCTAGAAATAGCCCTTATTTTTTTTATCTATTGTTTATTATAAAACTTTATGATACAATTTACATACAGAATTAGGAGATTTTAATGGAATGGTATGATTTACCAAGAGAAGAAAAAATAAACAAAAGACTTGAAGATAGTTTTGTAGATCAAAATACTAAAGCAATTAATTTAGAATATGGAATACAGCTTTATAAAAATGCTATTTCAAAAGAAGAATGCAAAAAAATTATAGATTTAATAGAAGGTGAAGTAGCAAAAAATTTACCTAAATTAGCATGGAATGGTGCCCACGTAAATGGGCCAGCGGAACATGGTTTAAAGGGCGCTCCAGTAGGACATGCAAGAAATTGTTACGATATAAAATTTAAAAAAGAAGCGCTTGGTTCATTTTACCCAAAAACAAAAGAATTGGAAACAGCATATGATTTAGTTGATCAGGGATTAACTAAGTGTGTAAAGCATTACGAAAAAATATGGAATATTGGAATATCTTATAAAGAAGCATTTAATTTTGTTAAGTATTTACCTGGGGAGTATTTCAAAATTCATACAGATCATGGTCCTTACTATACATGCACATTATCTGCTGTAATATATTTAAACGACGACTATGTTGGCGGAGAATTAGATTTTACAAGGCATAATATAACATTAAAGCCAGATGCTGGGGACATAATATTGTTTCCATCAAATTTTGTATATGAACATGCGTCTTTAAACGTAAGTTCTGGAACAAAATATTCGGTTGTTGTAATGATGGATTATAACGATAGATTCCATTCTGATGGAATTGGGGTTAATTATTAATAAAATAATTTTTAGGCCATATAAACCATGGCTTAATAAAAACAGTCTTTCTGCCCCATCAACAACACAGTCAGTAATGCCAGAATGGTATAAAACCGCAGATCGTTTTGCTAAAGCTCCCAATGGAGAATATTTTAAAGCTACAAAAGCGCATTGTCCAGTAACAAAAGAAGGAACAAAAGACGATTATGGCAAAATACCTACTTGGAAAGCCTGTCCAGCTATTATGGACGGATTCGCTACTGGATATGTTTTAAAAACTCCAACAGATATTACATTTTATAAAAATTCAATGGGAAAGATAGATGTAAAGGTTGCTGATCAAAGACATAAAGATTTTATTCAAAACAGAATGCCTATGCCTCAATTTGAACATCCAAAGGGTTACTACAAAGAACACTTTGCTTGGTGGTCTCCTTGGTCTTTTGGAGTTCCAGAAGGATATAGCGCTTTATTTATGACTCCAATGAATAGATTTGATTTGCCTTTTATAAATACTACAGGCATAGTAGACAGTGATAGTGTTACAGAAATGGGCACATTACCATTTTTTATAATAGAAGGATGGGAAGGCACATTGCCAGAAGGTACACCCTTTGTTCAAATATTACCATTTAAAAGAGAAGATTGGGAAAGTTCGATAGATCAGATTTCACCTAATGAGATGATGCGTAGACAAGTAGAAAATTCTGCAAAGTATAGACAGCCCGACGGTGGTGTATATATAAAAAATGTATGGAGTAGGAGAGAGTATAAATGATACCAAATAATTTGCAAAAAACTTGGTCAAGCAAAGAGCAGCTTGGTCCTGGAATTGTTGTTTATAGAGATGTTATAAAGCCAGAAATAGATGTAATCAATAGGTTGGAATCTCTACTGGCACCAGTAAATTCTGGTAAAAAATTTGCATGGCAACCAGCATATGTTGGTTATCAGCAGCTAATGCCAGACTATAGAGACTGTAATGATTTTAAATTTAAAAAAACTGATATAGAGCATGATAAAACTGAAGAGTCTTTAAAGCTACAAGAGCTATGGCAAGACGTTTATGACGTTCAGTCTCCAGCAGTCGATGACTATAGAAGAAGTTTTAATTTAATGGAATTAAAGTATTGGGAAGCGTTTAACTTTATTAAATATGGTCCAGGGCAACATTTTATGGAGCACCATGATCATGGATATTCTTATAATTGTACAGTGTCATTAGTTGCATATGTTAATGACGATTATGATGGAGGAGAGTTATATTTTAGACTTCAAAATTTAAATATTAAACCTAAAGCTGGAGATCTTTATATATTCCCATCTAACTTTATGTATCCACATCAAGCAAAGCCAGTTCAGTCTGGAATTAAATATTCAATAGTTACAATGTTAGATTATAGTAAAAAATTCCATACTCCAGAAATGTATGACCCTAAGTGGGATAATGAATAATGCATGTAAAAGCTTATAAGAATCCTGCAACAAGGGTTAAGATAGAGCAGACTAATGTAAGAAGAGATTGGATGGATAATACTGCAGCAGCACATGCATATAAATGTTTTCCAGTCACGTTAGCAAATACCGTAGGATGGTCAGTGTCATTTTTAGATGATATAGAATTTATCTGGGATGGAATTTCTGAAGCTCAAGATTCTCATGTAAAAATAATTAAAGATCCAGGTAATGTATGCAGTACATCAAGAGCAAATGCAACAATTAGTTTTTATACTGGGATATTCTTTGAAACAGACGAAAATACAACAATGTTACAAATTGTTCCCCCAAACTATTTTATAGATGGAGCAACTCCATTTACAAGTTTAATTTCTACATCATTTTTTAATGATGCTATTCCCGTCGCCTGGATGATTACAAGGCCAAATACTGTAATTAAAATTCCTGCAGGAACTCCAGTTGCAACATTTATTCCGATATCTATTAAGAAATTAAATGAAATTGAATTAACTATTGAAGATATGATTTTTTCAGATGATTTTTATAAAAGAAGACAAGAAAAGGCAATTGTCTGGGAAGAAAAAAGTAAAGATGGGTTTACTAATTTTTATAGAGATGCAGTAGAATATGACGGAACTAAATTAGGGGAGCATGAGGCTAAATCTATAAGACTTAAAATAAATGATTTATCTACCCCACCAACTACACTATCATCCGATAGACCAAAATCTCATGCTAATCCAGGGAAATGATATAATATAAATATGGAAAATATGAATGTAAATCATTTAGAAAAAATAAAGGGGTCTATTACTCCTTCAGGATTTTTTGGAACCAGTAAAGATATGATAGTCGAGCTAGAAAACTTTATGACTGAAGAAGAAATAGATTTTCTAGAAAGCTCAGCAAAAAATATTACAATATGGGATATTACAGAAAGTCATGTAAATGAAAATGGAACAACCATATATGACGCAAATTATTGGAAAGACCGTGTTGCGACTAGACCTTCTTTAGACAAGAATGACCCAAAAATAGGGCCAGTCATAGATGGTTTATTTCAAAAGCTTCAGCCAATTATAGAAAATTTTTATAAAGTAAAAGTTCAACCTACAGGACAAACAATTGTAAGATGGCTCCCTGGTCAGTTTCAAAAACCTCATGCTGATAAGGAATTGCATGATGGTCCAGATGCTGGGCTACCAAATGATTTCCCTTACTACGACATAGCAAGTTTGTTCTATCTAAATGATGATTACGAAGGTGGAGAGATATATTGGCCGTTACAAGGCGTTAGGATTAAACCTAAAAGAGGAGCAGCTTATTTTTTCCCAGGAGATATGAATTATATTCATGGAGTAACTGAAATAAAAGGTAATATAAGATACACGGTCCCATTCTTTTGGACTATATTAGAGCATACTGGAAACAATAAGCCAGATTTAAATAAAGAATACTATAGAACGCTTTTAGACCCAGAGATGCGTGGTAAAAATCTTTATGAGAGCGTTTATGAGGAGTAATATATGAGCAAATATAAAAGATTAACAGATGACATATTGGTATACGAAAACTTTTTAACTAAAGAAGAGTGTGATGCCATAATTAACATATTAGAAACTCAAGTAAAAAGGGACAAGCTTTCATGGACCCCGATTACTTTTTATGAATCATATTCTTCTGTTTTGCCTAAAGATAATGATGAAGAATTAGAAGAGTTTGGATTAAGCCCTACATTCTTTTCTGACTTACAAACAAGAATTATAGAAACGGTTGCTGAAGTTCATGGAAAAGATCCAAAAGAAATTTTTAAAATTGGATTTCACGCACAAAAATGGGAGCCTGGCGCCTATGCTAGAGAGCATTCAGACAACACTGATTTAGAAGGGAATACAGGTCCATTTGAAAGAAGTAGATATGCTTCGTTTTTATATTTAAATGATGATTTTGCTGGAGGGCTATTAAAGTTTAATAAGCAGAACCAAGAGCTACTGCCACAGACTGGAATGGTTGCCTCATTTGCTGGAGGTTTTACAAATACTCATGAGGTTACTTTAATAGAAAGCGGCATAAGATATACACTAGGTTCTTTCTGGGACGATAGAGATGAGTCTGCATATGGGCAAGAAAAAATAGATGAGTGGGCAGAAGAAATGAAAAAAATTAGAGAGCAGCAGGAAGTAGTAAAATCTGACTGGCAAGAAACCTTAAAAGAAGGTTATAAATTAGATCCAGATGGTAACAAATATAAAATAGAGGAGAAAGCGTAATGAAACTAGAAGAAAAATTACATGAAAATGTTTACATGTATTCAGATGTAATCGAGAATCCTCAAGAAATTCTTGATTTAATCAATAAGCTAGATGCAGATGATAGAGTAACTAAAGTAATTCCAAAATGGAATAACTGGAACTCTAGCAGCAGAGATGGAAATATCTTTGGTAAAAAGAAAGATTTTAATTTAGCTGAAGTAGAAAGCTTAGACCCAGAAGTAAGAAAAGATGTTGATTTGATTATCTCAACAATAAGAAATGCAATTAAAAATATAGCTGAAGCTTTTATTGTAGATAGAGGCCTAAAGGGTGAGCCAAACATTTCGCCTTTTGTTGGTATATCAAAATATATTCCAGGTTGTGCTATGGGTGCTCATTTCGATAGACAGGCTGGAGATAATAGCTTAGAGTGGTCAATAATTATATATTGGAATGATAATTATGAAGGTGGAGAAATTTCTTTTGTTATTAGGCCAGAAGATTTAAGACTAGAAGTCAATGGACACTTAAGGCCACCTGATGATGCATTAGACCCAAGAACAAAGGATATGGTTACATTTACAGCAAAGCCAAAAGCTGGAAGCGCATTAATTTTCCCGTCTACAGATCCTTATAAGCATCAGGTTCATATAATGAAAGAGGGAGAAAAGTATATAACCCCTGGATTTATATTTGTTGACGGATACGTTGTTGGTGGCCCAGGAGGTCCTACTGAGGAGTACATCAAGGCTTATCATGAGCAAATGCAAGGCATGATGTAATGCTGCTTAATGAAAATAAATAAAATCTTTAACGGTATAATAGAAATTGAAGATTTTGTTTCTAAAGATGAACAAGATTCCATATTGTCCTTTGCGAATTCTATTCCAGAGGACATATGGTTTAAAGAAGACAATAACATAGATTATGATTGGTGGAATGGCAAAGTAATTCCATCACCAAAATCTTTTACTGATTTAAATGTGCTAAGCAGCCTAGAAAAAAGAGTTATTAATTTATTTAATAATCAGCTAGAAGTGACGGGTATTAATTTAAATAGGTATAAAAATAATGATTTTTTAAACTATCATACAGATGAATGGATAAATAATCCGAAGCATTTTGTAAGGTATGGAGTAATAATTTATTATAATGATAATTACGAGGGTGGAGAATTACATTATAAGGATTTAGAAATAATATATAGGCCAAAAGCAGGATCTTTAATATTACATGAAGGGCATATGCTTCATGGAACTTTACCAGTTAAAAGTAATTCAGTAAGATATTCTTCAACATTTTTTGTTAAAGAATTAAGAGGAAAAAATATTTCTTTAAATAAAGAAATATTTGGAGATACAGATGGATTATAGAGGCAATAGCGGTCAAGAAAAATTTGTACTTGATTTGCTTAAAAATAAAACAAACGGATATTATGTAGAATTAGGCGCATTTCATTCCAAAGACGGTAGTAATACTTATTATCTAGAAAACGATTATAACTGGAACGGAGTCTCTTTTGAAATTGATTTAGATAGACATAAAGAATTTACAGATAACAGAAAAAATCCTTGCATACTA